CTGCTCACCAGTGTCTCCCTTTTCACCTTTTTCTCCTTGGTCTCCCTTAAATCCTCTAGGACCTTGAGAACCCGCGATACCTTGTGGACCTTGAGCACCAGTTTCTCCTTGAGCTCCTCTTGGACCTCTTTCACCCTGCTCACCTTTCTCACCTTGCGGACCAGTTTCACCTTGGTCACCTTTATCGCCCTTTTCTCCCTTCTCTCCTTGCGGACCTTGCTCTCCTTGAGGTCCAGTTTCACCCTTTTCACCAGGTTCACCTTTTTCTCCTTGAGCCCCAGCCGCACCTTTTAAGTTAGGAGTATCATATTCATTATCTTTATCTGTAATATGTAAAACATATTCATCTTCGTTCTCAGTTTTTACTTCAATAGTAGGAGAAAAACCAGAAATACCCGATGGAATAGGAGCATCTTCATTTCCGCTAAAACTAACATTAGAGATAATCTTTAATATTTGTTCAGCCTTTACTCCATATTCATCTGCTTCAAGCGGATTATCTCCATAAGAGACTTGGCACATATAAGAGCCAGCGTCTTCAAGAGAAGAGGTAAAGCCACCTTGTCCATCTGGTGTATTTATTTTTAAGATTTTATAAACTTTATCTCTTTTGATTGCCATTATACTACCCTCAGCTTTCTAAATTTTCTTAAAGACTGGTAGATAGGCTTAGAGTAACCATCAATAAAAGAATTGTTGATGGAAGAAGAACTTTCACTTGTTAGACCTTCTTTATTGATTTTGTTATATCTTTCAATAACCATTTGTCTAACAATAAAATCAAGTTTTTCATCATATTCTTCTAAGTTACAATAGGCAGTCGCATCAAGTTTACAAATATCAATCAGCGCGGAAATGACGCTATCATCCGCATCAGCCCCGATTAAAATTTTGATTGTATCTAGCATGTGCAGCTCCTTTCTTTAAACTAAAAAATAGGCTGCGGGAATTACTCCCACAGCCTTAATGATTACTCTGATGCTTTTGCAGTAGAAGCAACGTTAATCTTTACAACCTTAGTTGCATCAGTAAGAGCTACTAACATAACTTTACGCGCAAATACGGTATTCTTTCTGTGGTCAGCATCTCTTTCTTGCTCTGTCTCTGAACCTTTCTTAGTGAAGATTGTTACAGCGTCCTTAGTAGCAAGATAAGCAGTACCAGCTGGAACCGCATCAGATACGATTACAGGAACACCACATACAGAACCAATGTAACCAGTTCTAACAAAACCTTCAACATATTTAAGGTCATCACCTAATGCCTTACGAAGTTCAGCCTTTTGTGCTTTATTGATAAGTAAGAATAAGCCATCCTCTGACTCATATGGATACTTAGCGATTGCATCAACGATTCCCGCAAAGTCTAATGCTGTATCAATAGAAAGAGTAGCTTTTGCAAACTCAGCAACAATTTTCTTTGTTAAATCGTTAGTCATTCTCTGAGAAAGACCAGTAAGACCTGCGTCAACTACCATTGGGTCTTTCATCTCTTGCTCATCGTAGTAAGCGAATTTACCCTGAGTTACACCAACTGTATAATCTTCACTTGTGAAACTTACAGCGATTTCATCCGAGTTGCCTTCTCCCATAGCAAGGTCTTCTACATCACCAGTAGATGTATATGTATGAATTGTTTTCTTCATACCAGCTGTTTCTGTTAAGCTAGTATCATGTGTTGCATACTGATTTAAATCAATAGCAGTAATAAGTAAATCTTCTAATTTATTCTCTAATACGAAATTATCATAAACCTGATGTGCCATGATAAAATTCTCCTTTCAATATACTATTTTAGTTGTCCTACGAGCTGTTTATAAAGCTCTGGATTAGTTTTATATATTTCAGCTTGTTGTGCTACATTCATCTTCTTAAAAGCGTCAACAGAAAGTCCAGTTTGAGTTGTTGTACCTACTTTTGGCGAAGGTGCAGCTAAGCGAGCACTAACAGCGTCACTAATTGCGGCTTTCCATTCCTTTTCAAATGAATTAATATTGCTCATCATTGTTTCGGCATCGTCAGCCACAATATAATCAACAAAATTAATAGGAAGCCCTCTCTCAGCCATGACTTTGGAAGCACTCAATTTATTTTGTGTTAAATTGAACTCTCTTTCTCTAGCTTCTAGTTCTTCAACTTTTTTGTTATATTCATATTCTTTTCTTTGTGCGTCATCCATTTCCTTTAACTTATCAGCTTCAGCCATTTCTTTCTTAAATTTCTCGGCTTGCTTTTTTAACGCACTTGATACACGTCTATCTCCTTCAGTCTGTAATAAAGCCTGTACTTCAGCTTCAGTATAAGTTTTTGCGGTTTCCGCATTTTCAGTAGCTGTAGTTTCTACATTCTCAACAGCAGTTTCAGTAGTAGTTGTTTGTGTATTTGTATTTTCCATATTTTCACCTCAAATTCTGATATTCATTAGCCCTACAAGAGTTCTGTTGAATAATCAGCCTTTCTCTTATTATTCTACAATATTTTCAATTTTTAGTCAAGTCAATTTTAGGGTTGTGCCCAAAATTTTTTAGTAAACAGGAGCAATGCAACATTTGCAATTCGGATGAAATGGTGGAGCAGTATCTCCAATAGAGAAATCATCTAATCTAAAAATCTCTCCTACTGGACACTCAGAACCACATTCCCCATCACCAATTACTTCATAATAAGGGACATCCATGCTTCTATATGAATCAATCGCGGCTTGCGAATATAAAGCGATTGTTTCTGTTCTAACTAATCTTTGCGCTTGATGTAATTCAACACCAAACTGATGTTGCACTTCCTTTGCGGTCTTCTGTATAGAAGAGCCTTTAAGCACGCTTTCAAGCATTAAATTCTGCATCTTACTCTTTACCGCATTTGTATTTTTCCAAATCCTTTGTGAATAAATAATACCGTCTTTACACCAAGGATTCTCAATTACTCTAGCAATAGCAGCTGTATTCAAAAGGTTAAAAGACTGTCCTTCATAAGCAATCCTAGTAGATTCATAAACATTCTGTAATAAGACTTTAGTTTTTTCCTCTAGATTAATTCCTAATCGGTCTACGTATTGGTTGATATGAGCTGATAGTCTGTCATAGTCTCGCTTGAAAGCTCTATCCGTTTTATATTTCTGTTTTAGCTGTTGTTCAGTTAATCCATTTGTTAATTTTTCATAATCTTTTAATGTTAAACGTAAACTTCTTTCATACGTACTGTTTAACTCTTGTTCAACAGCTAAACTTAATTGGAGAGCGTTGTTTTCTATTTCCAACGCTCGTCCTCTCCAATAAGTATTACTCATTTTCATCTTCCTTTACATCTTCATCTTCATTCCCGCTTGTAAAGTCTTGATTATAAAAAGCATCAACCGCTTCTTGTTTCTGCTCTTTTAATCTCTCTATTTCATCTTGTACATTCTCAACAAAAGGAATCTGAGCAAGTAAGGTTTCATCAGAAACGATTCCATCTAATGTAGAAACCATAGTGGCAACTTCACTTTCATTAGTAGGAAGATTTCTTGTAAATGTAATATTGATAGCTCTCCAGTCGTAATTTGAACCACCCTTTAAACTTAAAATATTAAACAATAGCTCAATACGTCTTTGTAATCCCTTCTTAAATTTACGCTCTTTAATACTAACAATATTCTCCATTGGCATTGTCTTATACTTAATAGCAACACCACTTGCATTTCCAGAGAAACTTTCATCGCTAAGATTAGGTACTTTAGAAAACTTGTGAATATCCATATCAATGCGGTTTTTCACATTTTCAATATTGCTATCATTAGTATCTTTAATAAGCCACTTAGCATCAGAATCTTCATCCAAGAGAATAACTCTATTTTCTTTCATCGCGGCGATGTCGTCTGAATCTGCTTGAAGCCCGGTCAATGCTAAATAAGCATCAACAAAATACTCAAAATCATTCAGACTATCAGATTCCATTTGGTCATAAGCATCAATTAAACTAATAACTGGCTCAAAGTCACCAATCTCTTCTTCATTATTATAGAACACCGAAACTGGAACTAAACCATAATAATGCGGAACCCGCGATTGTTCAGTAAGATTACTAATGTTTTCATTACTTTTGTAAGTGATTACTTCTGTTCTACTGTAAACTTCAACCATATAATAATCAGTATCAGTTAAAATATCAGTGCATTTATAATATCTAATAGCATAAAGTAATTCTTCTTCAATAGTATCATCATAAACAAGCACCACT